CAATACGCTGTTTGCCGCTACGGGCGCGGTGTTTGTCAAAGCAATAGTGAACTGGTCAGTGTCAAGGTTAGCCACTGTCACCATGTTTTTAGCCCAGGCGTGAAATTTATTCCAGGTTGCCATTTATTCATCCGTTTCTATTCTTACAGTTTTTCCATTTGACAAAGTTAATTTTTTGTTTTTTCTGATTGCTGAAATAGCTTTTTCTGTATTTTTGATATTTGTTTCAGCAAAATTATTCATTATTTCACCTATCTTATTAACATTATCGCTTACCAAGATGGAGTTTTGCTCAATTTTTTGAATAGATTCTTGCATATTTTGCGCTAATTGATTTATCTTGTCTGGGGTGTTTATTTCCGATCGCAATTTTTCAATCTCAGCATCCTGATTTATTATTTTTCTAGCTTTCATTTCATTATCTAATTGCATCGACTCTATTTCTAATTGTTCTTTTTGGCTTATTTGTACCGGTTGCGTTTCTATTGGTGGAAGTATTTGTTGTTGAACAGGTTCAATTTTTGGCGCTTCATTGTATTCAAATTGACCTTGTTCAGCATCGCTCAACGTTTTAACCGTTTGGGCACGCTTCAACTCAGCAGATGCAATAGTTTCTACCGTATCAGCCCTAGCTTTAGCAGCTTTAGCCACAGCCTCTTCAGCAGCGGCCTGCAAGAATATCGCGTTCGGGTCTTGGGGTTTGCCCTGTAGCTCAATCATCATAGCTTGGGCTTCTTCTTCGGTCGGTTCAATAGCGCCGATTTTTACCAGACGCTTACGGAAAAAGCCTTGCAGTTCGCCGATTCCTTCGCCTTCCATATTCATCATGGCAGCGCTTTGTAAGACTTGCTGTGTTTCTGGGTCTGATGTAATGGCCAGCATTCCCGTGAGAGCACGTACAGTGGCGGCCTTTTGGCTTGAGCTCGAAGGTCCGACATCAACAGTCACATCATAGTTAGCCTTTGATATGTCATTTTCATAGACCATTTCGCCTTGCTCGTTGATGCTCGGCTTTAACATTTCGATAGTAGCCGTTTCTTTTGATGCTGTGACTACTTTCATTTTTTTGCGTTCGGCTGAGTATATGTCTTTTGCCATAGACAGCCAGACTTGTCCGCATCGCCTCATTGCCTTGGCAAAGTTGCTCATGTAAATAAATGCTTGCATATCTAGGCGCTGTTGTATCATTTCAACAGCCTTGCCTGAGATATTCGACACCATCTTGTCGGCCTGTTGTGGCGAACCCAATACGTCCTGCATGTCAGTTTCAGTTACTTGCAACAAAGCCGCCATGGCCGGTGGTATTTGTGGGCTTCGTGTATATCCAACAGGAGGAGCGGCGGTCTCGTTGCCGTTCATGTCCTTAATTGGATTGATGAGCAGATATGGGTAAGACTTAATGTTGTCTTCTTGCCACATCACCGTATGACCAGCCACCTGTTCAGGTGTGAGAATGGGCTTTTCTACTGAGCTTACTGCGCTAATCTCGGCCAGTTTTGATAGCTGCATATTCTTGATACGTTGCGCATCCTTGGCTAAACGCACATGACCCATGCAGCGCTCAACGTTATCAATAAACCATCTTTTGCCATAGACCGGAATAATTGGGATGTTTTTACCTGCAATATAGCCGAAGTCTTCCAATACTTTACCGCCACTTAGCAGGTACTTTCTTACCTTTTTGGTTTTGAATCGCTTGCGCCTTACTTCAATTGAGCCAACTGCTTCAAGATTAGACAATAGCTCTTCGTCGGCGTCAAAGTCTGACTGTGTGTAGCGCTCTTCCTCGCCGATTGCATTTCGATAGAAGATAGCGACTTCCGACTTTTCCTCGACGCGGTAATACTCGGCGACATACACTACGTCCGGGGTTTCCCAGTCAAATTCAAGCTGTGTAATATCTTTTGCCCATGTTGCCGGGTCGTCTCCCCACGTGTTTTTATAGGCTTCGCGCTCAATTGCTGTAATAACAAAACAATGCTTTGCGTCGCTCTTGTCTTGTCTTTTTGCTTCCAAGTCAAAGAATACAGACGAATCTGCATCAAATATCGGTTCTATTCTAATGCGCTGACTGTCATCGTCTGGGTCTTCTTCATTTTCGTATTCTGTTCGTATCCGCCATGCACCAAAACCACCAGATACAGCCTCTTCGAATGCGTTATCGTAGGCCTCATCAGCTGTACTATCTTGCTCATCAGCGCGATACAGTCCATCAAGCATATCGGCTGTTTTCTTTTCTGTGTCGCCGTCTTTGCTGATAAAGTCAACCGTTATTCGATTGTTTCGGTATTCATTAATGATACGAATTACCGACAAGTGGATTTTATTGACCTCAAATTTTGGTTTGTTAGCGTAAACCTCAGCCAGATTTCCTTCCCATTGCGCACCAGCAATAGAATAGAATCGACGGTCTTGCAAGCATTGTAAGCGCTCGCTTCTTAATGCTGATTGAATAGTGCTGAATTCAGTAAGCGCCTGAGCGTGTATTTCAGTCAGTCGCTGTTCGGTGGATTTACGTGCCATGCTTGCCCCTGTTTGCCGGATTTTCTACCATTTAGAGATAATTGGCAAGGGAATAACTGTTTGCGGTTTAACCGTTTGCGCTCGTCTTGCCCCTTCGCAAGCATACCTTAGAGAATCAATGACGTGGTTTTTCTTGTCCTCTAGTATGGGCAAGATTTTACCAGTCATCGGGTCAGTCTTATATGAGTACATCGTCAGCTCGTCAATAGTATGAGTGCAACGCGGATGCACGACAATATCATAAGACTTGAGCCACTCTATCCCTTCTTCTACTGACTTTGACCCTTTGACGGCCGGCATAATCTTAGGAAATCCGTTTTTCCTCATGTGCGCAATTGTTTCAGGGCGTGAAGAATCGGCGGTAATCGGCCATTTTTCGGATTCTGGCACTGTCATAAATAGGTCAGGCGTATTAACAATCTCACAGCCAACCATATAGGCTTCATAATCAATGTATAGCTTACGCCCAATAATATGGCAGCGCACCAGTACAGTTGGATCTACAGCATAGCCCCAGTCTGCGCCCAGCCTATGGATTGCATCTGGTGGCGCGTCAAATTCCTCAACCCTCCAATTCTTAAACACACGAGTAGAGCTATTTTTGACGTACTGACCACGCCAAACGTGCGCGTATTTGTCTGGGTCGCGGTCTCTGTCATACTCCATTTCAGCCCGTAATACATCCGGAAACCATGGATTGTCGTCAAAGTTGACCTCAACTATTACCGCTCCTGGCGGCACTTTGTTGCCCCTAAGCAATACGTCCACCGGGTCAGTGGCTTCGCTAGGGTTCCAAGTAAACCACAGTTCAGAGTCTGGCTTTCTGATTGTCGGTCTTAGTAAATCTAGGCTTCGCTGGCTTAGGCTTTGAGCTTCTTCCACCCATGCCCTGTCGTATCCTTCCAGAGATTTGATTGAATCAGCCGTGTGATTCTGCATCCCCTGAAAGATTATCAAGCCATCACCTTTTTTAGCTTTGATGACAGATTCTTGTATTTCAAAATAAGCGCCTGCATTCATCGACTCAATCTTGAGTTCTAATAGGCGTTTGACGGATTGGTTTAATGATTTTTGGATTTCACGGACACATACGCTTCTACTGTTTTGGTCTAGGATGTGTTCCTCAATCATCATTTCAGCGAATGCGTGAGACTTTCCCGAACCGCGTCCACCGTGCGCTCCCTTATATCGAGCAGGCTGTAATAATGGAGCCGCCCATTTGGGAGTTTCAATCTTTAGCGTTGTCAATGATTACACGCTCGATTTTCATGATCGCCTGCAATGGGTTGTCTGAATTACCCACATGCTCAGTTCGTGCCAACTTAGGCGCGGCAAACTCAGCCAGCTTTGCGAGTAAATCTAAGGCTTTGCCGGGGTCAGGCTTTATTTCTCTTTCCAAATCACCCTCTGCCACTATTGTCAGCCACTTGGCAACATTATCAGCATTGCCCTCTAGCAGCTTGTTGATCGTTTCCCTAAATTCCCTTGTGGCTTTGTTCGGTGTTCCAGCGGATCTTCCTCCGGTCTTTGGTGTTCCTTTTGGCCGACCAAAGCCGGTTTTCGGCTTAGTAGTCATTTTCTATCCATTTTTTACTATAGATAGATTTATTCTACACAATTATGCGGTTTTTGCAACACTTAACCATTCCACTTTATAGGGTCGCCATCAATATCTACTACATAAACAGGCAGTGCCATTGTTTCCGCGTCTGCTTTTATTCGCTCTTTCCATACTCCCGGAACTAGTTTTGGGTATCTTTCTTTTGCAAGCAATCTATCCAGTTCTTTAGTCTCACCTTGTTTGAAAAGTTTGTAAACTACTTCCAGCGGCCATTCTGGGTCGTCTGTTTTGTTCCAGCGTATTTGTAAATGCGCCCCAAACCACTCAACTGGCGCTAATCTTGGCTTGCATTCGGTTAGTGTCATTTCATCTGCCTTTGAGCATATAGCTCCGCATTCATCGCAAACGTAGCCCGTCCCGCTTCTTCCCCGCCATTCATGGCCTTTGTAAAGTATTGGCTTGTCCATGCCAGCATCTCCGCTTGGGAGATGGGGCAGAGTTGCCCGTTGTCTACAAAGCGCCAAAAACGATCGTATTCGCGCGCAATCTTGCGGCGCTCAACTCGCTTCTTTTTCCACCACAGCACGCCCGTCGTGGTTGTTACGCTTACATCGGCATAAAACACCCAATCTATCGGGCTTTGTCCTTTGGTGTGCGTTAAAACAAATTCGCTCAAAATCATTGTGCGCTCCTAATTTTTATATATCAAAATATAAGGCTGTATAAGGCTGTATAAGGTGGGGCTTATTACCCCGGATGCCCGTAGCCCTATTCGTCAATAGGGTTCACTGGTAAATCCCAGCCATACGCTTTGCAGGCTACTTTCGTAGCTCCTGTGCCGGACTGCTCACTAATACGATTATCTTTAATCTTTTTCCATGCCCAATAAAGTTTTTATCGCCCACGTCCACTTTCCTGTTTCCAATTTTGACAAAACAAACATGGTTAAAAGTGCGGCAACAGTTGCGTATAAAATACCAATTGCCATCATTCCGTTAAGAATGAAGAATACCCATGTTAGAAAATAAACAATCGGAATTGCTAAAAACATAATTCTCTCCTTAGTGAGTTGTTAATCCCCGTGCGTGTTGGTGGAGGCGGTTGGATTTGCACCAACTGACCAAAAGGAAACGGATTTACAGCGCTGTAAGTCCGCCGCGACCCGCTGTCGTCGCCGCGCCTCCAAGTCCCCGTCTTTCCGGGGCGTCATCTAGGTGCTGCATTTCAAACTGCCTAGCCAATTTCTCATAACCGATTAGCAGCGTCCGTTTTGTTAGTGGCGGGCGCTGATCTCCCGCATGTCTGCATTGCAAAGTCAGGTACGGGTCATCAAACTAGCAGACAGAAGACTCTTTGACACCGTTTTTGCGTATCAGCCTACGCATTCACTAACACGACTAAAACTTGATTAGCTCCCTTGCGGGCGGTCGTCCTGGCCATGGGACAGTTCATCAAGTCTCATGCGTCTTATTTTCCCTCATTTTCGCTATCTTATCCAACATTTCCCGCTTTTCAATTAGCGCTTTTGCTTTCTTTTCTGCCTCCGCTTTACTCAGTCCAGCGTCGTATTGAAGTATTGCGGCTCGTTCTTCAAATGCTTCACGGTCAATCATTTCATGCACTCCCAATACTTGCCGTTAAAAACTGGCTTACCTTCGTTTTTAATGCACAATGCGCGGTATTCTGATGCAGGGTCTTTATTGATTGCGTGCTTGTATAGTGAAAACATACTATACGCGACTACAAAAAATAAAAAAACAGAAAGCACCGCAATTACCACTATATGTACAATTTCAAAAATAGCATCTTTCATGTGTTTTTTTCCTCTAGTTTTTCTGCGACTGCGCGAATCAAGTCAAAAACGCCACTCATCTCATACGATTCAGGTTGATGAACCAAGTGCGTGTCAGCAAGTTTTTTAACTTCCTTCTCTGTCAGCCCTTGCCATTCGCGCTGCGGCTGGGGTGAAGCCTGTTCCATTGAAAGATAAATTCGCTCCAGCAAGGAAGCAGACATAGCGATGTGGCCTGTTTCCAACAACACATTCAGCAACACAGCATGCCCAGCTTCGATCATTTCTTTCGTCACCTGTTTCATGTGTTTTTCTCCTTTAATTTTGTTTCAACGGCGCGCAAACTTTCGCGAATCATGTCGTCAAGCCAGTCAGTTCCGCTATCGGGCACTTTGAGCTTGATGGCTGCGTATTGGCGCAGGGTCATGCCAAAGAATGTCTCGATACCTGCCGGGCCATGATCCACTTGACCTGGAAACGCTGGCCCACCATCCTCGATGTTGCTCATGTGTTTTTCTCCTTTAGTTTGGCTTCTATTGCATCAAACACAGGCTTTCCGACCATAGTTTCACATTCGTTTTCAATAGTTAAGCGTTCTTGCTCCGTCAGCCCTTGCCATTCGCGTCGCTCCTGCTCTGGCGGGGCGGTGTGGAGTTTCGCTCCAATATATTTGGACATATCGAAAGGATTTCCATCGGGCGTTTGCATAGTAATCTGGCCAGCTTCATTGCGCTTAATTACAGCCATTGGCTCCTGCTCTGGTGCTGGTAGCTCATGCGCCGGTTGAACTTTGGCAAACATTTCGAGGAAACGAGCAGCGCCTTGGTTAGCTGTATATCGGTCGCCGCCTGCGTCCACAAAAGCCATTGCAATGTTGCAATGCCAAGCCCAAGCATACCCAGGGTCGTCTTGCATGGCTTGAATCACCGTCTGCACAGCTTGGGCAATCTGTTCCTGCTCTGGTGCTAATGCGGCCTCTATCTCTTGCTGCACGTCAGTAAAACGCTGAAGTGGGTCTGGCTGCGCTAGTCGTTCACGTAGGTCTTTCCTTAATTTTCCGTAATTAGCGTACCCACTAATCCTATCTTCTTTATATAGCGCATCATGCGCTTGTTCTAAAAGTTTTCGGTCAGTCATACCCACCCCGCGCTGATTACGCGGGTCTGGCTTGGCTAGTCGTTCACGTAGGTCATTAAAAGCGTGGTACTGAAGATAGCGCCACTCAGCTTTTGTCATGTCGTTTTTGCTATCCAACGCCACCATCGCTTGATACATTATTTCTCGGTCAGTTTTGTCAGTCATTTCATACCCTTTCCAATTTCAGCAGCAGCACGGACAACCGCTCGGCGCGCTGCTTTTCTAGCATCTTTACCTAAAGGTTCGCTATAAAACACCCCATCAAAACAAGCATTTGCGGATTGATCTGTAATTATCAGTTCTATTTTTAAATCGACTTGTAGCCTTCTATTGTCGCCATCGTCGTCGAGCGGGTTCCACTTAATGCCTGGAAGTACCTCTGCAAAACACCAAGGGTCAACATCGCCGTGCCATGTAATTTTAATTCCGATGGCCTTCGCAGCAAGTTCCAGCATTTTACGGTCAGTCATGCCCACCCCGCAGCGCTTACAAACTCATCCCATGTTAGGGATACTTCTTTGTCTTCTAAAATGATTATGGTCATTTTCATTCTCCTGTTTATTTCAACTGCTTTGCAGTCTTCCTTCCAATTTACCTGCCGAATACCCAGACAAATACAGTTTGAATAGTTCGTTCAAGCGACCGTTATCGTAGTAAGTTACAAATATTTTTTTTTCTTTTCCGCTTGGCATTTTTACAAATTGCTGTTCTGACCGCTCCACTTTACAACCGACATATATTTCAAAATCATGAAGTTTTTTTTCAAAAGAATTGAGCACTTCATATATTTCGCCCGTTGTGTACATGTCCATTTCATTCTCCTGGTATCGTTAGTCGATGCAGAGAATTATACACACTTAATCAGACTATGCAAGCCATTTTATTCCGCCATGTGAGAAAACGCACATTGCAGCGTCGCGCTCGTGTTGGTTGCTCTTTTTGTCCCAGCCAGTCAGCTTGTTAAAAGTCTCAGCGTCCAGTTTGCGGCCTTTGTGCTTCGGGCTTATTCCGTGGGCGCTGATTTTCATTTCTTCGCATAGGGCGCATATTAAATTGCATATAGCGTCCACTTGGCCGACATTCCGGGCTATCTTTAGCCTGGCGGCCTGGCTAGTCCCACGGCTCCAGACTGGCGAAGTCAAGCGCGAATCCTCGAATATCACGCTTTTGACTGAAAGGCTAGAAAGCAGCGTTATTAGCTGAATCGGCGTCCAGGTGGTTAGCTTTGTAAGCTTTCCGTCTTCAAATATAGCTACTCCCGTATTTGTACCTGGGTCAAGTCCGACGATCATACTCATTTATCAGCTTTGTCACGCCAGCAGAAAAGTTCCCGCCGCCGATCTTTTTCGCTTTTTCGTGCGCTTTTTTAGAAATGTAAATGTTTACGCGCTTTGCGTCTTCAATTGTTTTTGGCTTGCCGATTTTTTTAGTGTCCATAAATCTCATTCTACACACTTACGCGGCAGGTTCAAGCCTTTTGTCCCAATCGCACTCAAAAGAAAATGGAAGCCTGCCAAATATCTGCATTAGCTCCCGCTCTTTAGGGCTTAACGCGCAGCCTTTCGACATCTCTAAGCCAGCCTGATGACTTCGCACAGGCAAGAATGCTGGTTTTGACGCGCTCGGCAATGTCGCGTCCGAGCCGGGCTTCAATGTATCGCAAGTAGTCCGCGACTTTATCTCTTTCCCCATGCTGAAAATTCTCGACGGCGCAGCAGAAACGCTCAAAAGTCTCGGCGCGTTCATTCGTTTGCAGGCTCATTCAAGTATTCGATTATTTGTTGTGCTGATATGATTGTTTGCGCTAAAAACAACAATGCAGCGTTTTTGTCTTTCATCATTAGCTCTGGCAACTTACGCCCGGCTTCTTGTATTTTGAGTACATCTTCGCTGTAGTCTTTCATTTAGTAAATCCTCACTGTAGTCATCCATTGATGACTACTTTCTTGTTTTGCAAGATGAAGTAATAAATGCTGCATCATCAATTCTGCGTTGTAGTCATCCGACTCTATCTTGCCTAGTATTTCATTTAGGCTGTAAGGTTTTTCAATGTGGCCAGCTTTACTTAAAGCCACGCGCATTAGTCTGCTCATTGTTTTTCCTTTTCACATAACCCTACGTTCCAGCGGTTTCGCTACGTTTACCGCTGAACTCGGCGTTAGGAACTATGACACCGTGTATTTCGCAAAACATAGTTTTATTTTTTTCATCAATTTGAAGCGCATTAAAACATTCTGGACATGCCAAAATAAAACCTTTGTTTATTTCTTCCATTGCCTCTTGAAAGTTAATACCCATGTTTCAATCCTTTAATTGTCAAAATTGTGGTCTTTCAATTCAAGCAAAAGACCATAAGCGCCATGAAATAACAGGCGATGTTTATTACGAATGTCCATCGTGTAAAACAAAAAACAAAATGACCCAAATACCAACAGAAGAAGGTTCCCCAATTAAATTTATTCCCAACGGTATACTGAAATAGAATTTTTATTCATCACATATAACCTTTACCTAACACTACGTTCCAGCGGATTCGCTACGCTCACCGCTGAACTCTGCGTTAGCCGTCAGGGTGAAATTGACCGTGTTGAACCACTCTTCGGGGAATTCGCGCAAGTACAGCGTCGTTGAAAATCCGCTAATCTCCGTTTCCTCAACCGTGAATTCGGCTCCCACTTTTAGACCTAGCCGCCCGAGCCTGTCCTTGTCCACCTGTTCTCCGTTGTTCGGGAACGCAAACACCACCTTCGTTCCTTCCGGTGCGTCAATCGGCATGCACTTCATTTCTTCATAGGTTTTTACCATGTTTTACTCTCCTTTAGGTAGTTCTGGTAACGGCATCCAAAGGGTAGGTTGCCACTGCAAATATCTTTGTGCACAATGAGAAAACCATCCATCAACGAGCCATTCGACAGTACCGCCAGATACAATTATGCTAGTCCCATCCTTCGGTGCAGTCTCTATAGGTTGCCAAGTCATTTCATCTCTCCTTTGTTTTTTTGAAGCATGTATTGGACTGCGCTACCGCCTCTATAAGTACTTCCATTTCATGAATAAGAAATTTTATAATTTCAATCAGTTCCTCTCGTGAAAGCGTGTCAATTTCTTTTCCCTTCCATGTATGTATCATTTCACTCTCCTTCATTTTGTGTGTAGTTTACACAATAAAATATAACTGTCAATCAAAAACTATCCCATCAAATCCTAAATTGCGCGGTTTTTTGTTTTCTTGCTTCATGTACTCATCTTCAATCTGTTTCGACTTTGCGGTTAAATAAGCGTCAACTTTATAAAGCCATTTCGCTGGCATTATTTTCCCTTTTTCGTCCAAATCAGTCTTTTTAGGCATCAGTTCAGGGTAATGCTGTTTGAGTATAGGTTTGTAATAGTGCCAAGGAAAGGCTATACGACCCACCATTGCTTTTCTAATGTCTGCCGATAGTTCCACCACATCCTTGCCATCTTCTTGCATCCAGCGCGTTATAGCCATGCTTGCGTATGGTGCGCGTCCAAAGTGGCAATTACAGTACCAATGCTGGCCATCAATGCTGTTACCGGCTGGCGCATCGCAGTTGTGAGCATTGCATCCTGTTGACTTTGGCTCTTCCTGTTCTTTTTTAACGGTCAATTCCTTAAACTTTTTCATCTGTGATATTTCCCTTCTAAAACCTTAGCAAAGTTATTTGGCCTCATCAGCCATTCAAAATCAGCCCGGAACGGAACTTTCCCATTCCTGCCATCAGCGCTACCAATCAAAAACTTAGATTCAGCCACTTTCAAAAAATACGATTCAAAAAACTCAAGACCTTCGCTTTCCGTTTCCCAACTATCAGCCTGGCAGACTTCCCGCCATCGGCTTGCAGCATAAGCCTGTCGGGTTTTTGTCATTACCGCCACTTGTGGGCAGGTTGGCAGCGCTTTGTGGTACAGATCAACTAACTTTTCAACAGGGCATCTTAAAGGTGCATCGCGTGAGCGATCACTAAGATACGTAGTATCTTTATCTTTTATATTGGTTATTGGTTTATGGTTAGTGGTTAGGTGGAGGTTCGTGTCTTGTTCGTTCACGGTTCGTTCACGGTTCGTTCGTCTTTTTTCTTCGCGCTCTTTTGCTATTCTTGCGTTAGTGCTTGAATTTTCGTGATATTTATCAATTTCATCCTGTATTCTTGACTGAAAATACACACCGTTGTTTTCTGTAAAGAATTTTTCTAAAACAAACCGGACTGCCTCTTTTTCTTGGTCAGTTCTAGCCCAACACCAGTCATAAGCCTGTTCGATTGTCGGGAATTGTTCACGGTCATAGCACGCATCCATCAGAAGCGTGTACGCTCCGTGCTCAAGCATGGAAAGCCTTCCAGCTTTTTTGTGGTAATCCCCGATGTTTCTTTTGAAGTAATGCATACAATCCTCTTTGGTGGACGATCCCGTGTGAGAATTACCGGGAGCATTCGACTCGGTGGAGTCATTGAGGCGGCATCGAGACCGTCCCCAAAGAGAACTGTATCAATGCTCCATTTACGCTTCTCACGGCGCAATTAGATTTTATTCGTTTGCTTCAAAAATGCAAGCCCCTGCTTAGTAATCGCCCACACTCGTGCGGGTCGTCCTTTTTTGCTCAGCCTTGTATCAGTCGTAACTCTGACATAATTTGTCATCTCTGGCAGTCGTCGGCTTATTTGGTACTTGTCCAAACAGCAATTCACTGCAATTTCGTCAGCTGTGCCGCCTTGCATGTCGACTAATGCTAGTAAAATAGCGCGGTAGTGGCAGGGCGCAAAGTTTGCCGCATTCTCGCCAGCATCTTTACTCGTTGACGGGTCAGTCTTTCTTGCTCTCATTTTCATCTCCTATGAAATAATCACATCCATTAGCAGGAATCAAAAAAGCCTCAAAGTCACGCACTACTTGATAGCCAACAGGCCGCCAAGGTGAAGTGAACCGCAAGCATTTATTACGTTGTTCGCACTTTTTAGCCTCGCATCTCGCCATGTCATAAGGTAATGTCATATTCTCTTCCTGCAAATCGCTGTTAATTTTTTTCGGTGTGCGAATTAGTATGAAGCAAGTCATATTTGACCTTTGCACGGCCATGTAGCGCCAAACACTGCTATCACAATTACATATCCGTCTAAATGCCGATATTTTGGCTCTATCTTTAGGTGGTTATGCACAACATCACGCGCTTGTCCGAAAGTAACTCCATCGGGGGAGCAGTGGGCAGTTCCGCGTGTAAACTGGAAAATGCCTGTTATGTACCCCAAGGCATACGAACGAAGCATATATTCATTGCTTTCTATGTTGTCCAGGAGTGTGTTTCCTGTCACTTGTGCGCTTGCGGTAGAGGCGGCGAACAGTAGGGCGGCTAATGACTTTTTCATGCTTTCTCCTTAATAGTTTCAATCAATAAACGTATTCCATTTGAACTGTCTAACGGTCGTTTGCCGTTTTCTTTTAAGTATTTCCTGCCCTGCTCGTCAATCCATAACTTTCCTGCTTGACGTATATTTACTGTCTGAGCCACGTTCAGGCGTTGTAGTGTTCCAGTGTGCGTGTACATTAAATCACCTTTATTAAGTCACGTTCAAAAAGTTGAGCTATGGTTTTTCGGTGTGCTTCTTCCCAAATCTCTATGCGCTCTGCTTTGTTTAATGTGCTGCCCTGGTCAATATCAGCATGACACCTGAAACACAAAGCCGCTACGCGGTAATCATGCGCCTTTATCCCCCTTCCTTTTCCGTCTCTGAGTTGGTTCGAGTGTGCCGCTACGACCGTGCCATCTTCCGCACCGCAATGCTGGCATGGAATTTCACGGCAGGCTTCAAGTAGTTTGCGGTTGCGGTACATTGCTCATTGCCTCGTCTAGTGTTGTATATTTGCCGACAAGTTTGTTATCAACTGACCACGGCTTTTTGTTTTTTGGAACTTTTACGCAAGAAAGAAAGCATCTATAAAACCCGTCAAATTCATTTGGTCGTATCCAATAAGGAATGGTTTTATGCGCCCAAATATCACCGCTAGGCAAATTTACAAGCTCAAAATCATTCATTTTCAGCCTTCCATGCTTTTATATACTCAATCAATTCTGACATTTCTGCCTTGCTCATGGTGCTGGTGCGTTTATAAAGCACGTCCATTCCCTGACCATCCACGGCTTGGACATACACTGCGCCGCCGCCTGTAGCGCGTAACCATGCACTTGTCATTAGGCGCTTCCATTGCTCCACGTCTAATGTCATGCCGCACCACTTACGCCCTACAAGCTCCTGCAATTCAGCGTGTAAAAGCGCATTTTGTTCAAGGTTGCGCGTCGGTTCCGTCACTTTCACCACCCAACCATCTGGCGCTTGCCGGATAGCTTGGATGGCGTTTTCTCGTGCAGCCTGGTGGACTAAACGAAACATCATTTATTTACTTCCCGCATCTTTGCCGTCGCACTGTGCAACATCAGTCCATGTATTTTTTTCTGCATTCTTAACTTGGCCAATCTTTTTAATAGCTGTCCTTTTTTGACTGCTTACTTTTGACCATAGCGCGGCCTTTTGATCAATGTCTAAGGTTTGTATAGCCTTGGTGTATGCGTCGAATGCGCCTTGGTCATCAGCGCCTTCAATTTCCATCGAAAAGTCAAGAATTAGGGCGCGTTCCTGTTCGTTACACTTGTCAAAATAGTCCATACCACCTACGTTAGCGGGTATTTGCATTTTTTTTTCAGCGGGTTTTGGCTTGCTTGTTGCGTTACCATCGTCATCTTCTGGCGCAATGCCACACACTGCCATCAAACTATAACGTCGCGCATACGTTAAAGCCGAGCCGTACCCTTGCGGGTCTTGCTTGCTTGTTGGTACGCGCAAAATCCCGCCGCTGATCTGCTCACCGCTTTCGTGCATCAGTATTGTTTCCACCGCCACGCCAGATTCACACTCGTGGGTTTTTTGCATCAGGGCAAAGCCGTTTTTGTGCAGACTGTCGATTACAGCTTCGACGCAAGCGCTTAAATCAGCGTATCGGCTGCGGAAATGCGGGTTAGTGCTGGTTTTCAGTGCTGCGCCGAATCCTGCCTGGGCGCGTACAAATGCGGCTGATGCTTTCATTAAATACTCCTCTTCACGTTGTACTGTTTCGTAAAATTCCTGTTGGCTCATAAATCCTCCTTATTTAGGTAGTGGCATCCAATTGGTAGGGTTTTCGTAGGTTGAACTCCAGCCAGAATCCCAATATGCATAAGTCCAGTACCCATCCCAATAATCGGTCATAAACTTGGCGACAACGGGGCGGTCGTCTCCGTCAATTTTTTCATAAGAACAAGATTCTTGGGTATTCCCACCTTTCAAAAGAACCCATGTACCATCTTTAGGTGCTGTTTTTATAGGCCTCCATTCCACTTAATTTCTCCTGTAGAAATGGTAGGCAGAACCTGTTTGGCCTTTAACTCAACTTTTTTATATGTAGGCTTTATGGCTAGAATATCCAGTTCCAAATGGTTTACTATTTCTTTTACCACTTGATTTATGGGTACTTGGTTTGGCAAATAAGAAGCAATATTTTTTGTTGGATATATAGATACGTTACTTTCTAGTGCATCTAACCGTTCTTTTAAGTAAGCTAACTGTTCTTTTAATTCAGCTATTTCTTTATTACTAAACATTTCATTCTCCTGTAAAACTATAATTATACACACTTAATCTATTAAATCAACTTGCCCTTTCAAATATTTTTTTCGGTGCAGCTCCCATCTCACAAATGTTAGCTGTTGCGAGATAATCCTACGCTGTCTTTCCAAGTCGTCTATGGTCGCTTCAAGCGCGTCCAGCTCAGCCTGGTCGCCGTCTGGTGCAAAAAAAGCAATGGCGTTTTGCCAAGCTCGTCTAAATTTTGATGCTGGGAAGTACAGTTTGAAAAACTCTTTGATATCAGTCATTTCTCACCTCTTGCTAGTATGGCTTCCTCAATAGCTTCAGCGTCTCTACCGGCAGCAACTTCGCTACAAAGCGCAGCACACTTTTTGCGTACTTTTGCTTCGAGTAATTCAGCGAAGCGTTCAAGTTCATCGTGCCAATCGGCACCTTCAATCCACACGCGCAGTTCACCTTCATGGTGCGTAAGCGCGCTACCAAGCCCAGCCTCTTGCGCCATGTGGATAATGTCGTCTTTAATCATTTATGCCCCCAATGCCTGAAAAATAGCCTGCACCTGCTCATAAGTCAGGCCGAAAGAAAGAATTAGCAAAGCCGCAAAAGACACGCCAGCCAGCCCCCAAGTTATGCACTCCATTACAATACGTCCTATCATTTTGCTTCCTCTAGTATGCGTCTTGCTGTTTTTTGTTCAATGTAGCGCGCAAATAGCTCCAAGTCATCGTAATTAGTCAAATCCATTTCGCGCCATTCTTCAAACTTTCCGACTAGGGACTTACCACCCCAAGAAATAGCGCCCGTTTTTGTATGGAAAAACACTTTTGCTTTCATTTCATCTTCTCAATCTCTATCGCCACCATTTTCGTGACGACACGAAAATGCTATGCTTTCTAAATAGTAATCGCGTTGTGAGTTGTTTGCTTTGCGTAGCGTCTCATCATCAATCACAATTAGCTTTTTGCCGTGCAACCAAACAATATATGAAGGTTCTATTTCTATCACCTCTTCTATTGTTTTACCTTTGAATTTTCCGAATTCAATCATTTCGCCCTCAACTCTTCCAATTTTTCGCGCAGGCAGTCAGTTAAATACGGGTAACTTGTGCCAGCATTGCCCTCTAAAATGACCGAAACCAGTGTTTCTATGCTGTAATTGCCGAAGCCAGCAATTTCAATTCTCTCGTCTTTGAAAATTACTGCGTATTTGAATATGCTATTCATGATTCCACCCGTTCCATGCGTGTACTCGCTCTTGTTCCGCTTCGATTTTTGGCTGCCAGTATCCATAAACTAACGCTTCAAGCGACGCCGCGACATTCTCCGCGCCAGTGCCGTTGTTGTGGTACTGTTTCATTGCTTTAAGTAAACGCTCGGCTATTGCCTTGCGCTCCGGTGTCATCTGGTCGAAAAAAATCATTTCGCCAGTGGCTTCTGCAACATTGTGTCCGGTGTATGGGTTCATATAATCTCCTGTCAATGATTAGTATTATACACACTCACAAAGACTATGCAAGCAATTTTTTGTGGCAAAAAAAAGCCCGGCACTAGGCCGGGCGAATTGCTGGACAGGCCAGCCAGGAGATGAAACAACGTCAGTTTACTTGCTTTGCCCTCTACTGACAAACCAGTAGCCTATCACCGCCGAAGCCTGCCCGGTTATCCAAGCGAAAGCCTGCATTGCGGCTTCATATTGTTGCTGCTTGCTCAGGGTTCCCCAGCCAGCGCCTAAGAGCTCGACTAATAGCCAGTTTAAGTATAACGCCATGCCGACGAGCACAAGTGTCAGGTTAGGCCGTATCAAGCGTCTGTAAACGTCTGTCAATATCAACAACCATGCCCAGCCTTTCGCGCTCTTAATCTCGTCAGCGTCCAGCGTATCGGCTGCATGCGCTTGTCCTATGGCGGTCATTCTGGCCGATTCTATGCTTCCCTCAGCCTCAGCAACGGCCACCTGTAACCTGCCCTCGGCTTCGACTTTGGCTAGTTCTCTATCTTCTTTCCTAAGTTCTAGCTCATGAGCTTGGTCAAGTTTTTTGATCTCAATGTCGGCTTTTTTGTTCAAGAAGGCAAATATGCCACCGATCAAACTACCGACAGTACTCGACCCTAATATCGCTAAAATTGCGCTTAACATGTCACCTCCAAAGTAAACGGTTTCCCGCCTGCCCAATTCATCAATTTACGCAATGCAGGCCGTGAAACAAGTCCAGCGCGTTGCATACGTCCGTCTGGTATCTTGATTGCGCCTAGTCTTTCGCACGGGGCTATGCAGCCGTGCAATTGAGTTACCCATCCCTTATCCACATTCCCGGCAAGATTCGACGCATGTATTAAAATATGGTCTCTGCCCGGTACATTTCTCACCCCGTAAACTCGCCCGAATCGTGGGCTATTGACCAAGGCGCATTCATATGTACCCACCGGAATGCAGCTTACCCGTCTTTGATTTTCTCGCCACGGCAATTCAACCGTGTGCAAAGTGTTGCCACCAAACAACAAACGTCCGAACGTACCTTGCTCTGTACTCTGTCCACGTTTGAGCGTGACTATCATCTGTCTATACAAGAAGCCACGAGCTTGTACTCTTTTGGCATGTCTTTCAATAGCTTTGCCTTGGCCAGTTCGCAGGTTTGTTGTGAGCCGTGAACGGTCACAACGGGGTGTGTCATAACGCCAGCGACAATAAAAAAGCTAATCAAATAGGTCATTTTTCCACCTTCACCAATCTTTGCTCAATCTGCACAATTTTTGCGTCGATTATCTGGTCTTTAACTTTTAGTTCCATGAGTTCTTTTGACATAGCTTGTTGAGTTTGCATAACCTCTTTTCCCAATCTCACAGCGCTTTCTAGCTGTGTTTTAAGGTCAGATGCTTGCCAACCGGCATAAAACAGAGAAGAAGCCACCACCCCAAACCCGCCTATTAGCCAAGTTATTGGAACTTCGTACCTTACCGTTAATCTTTGCTGTTCCATAAGTCCCTTTTCCCACCCAAAGCGTATTCTATATCTGCCGGACTAGGCACTTCCTTGAAAGTGTAACGCCAGCCGTTTGCATTCAAATCATCTACACCTGCACGCAAATACCTCAAATAGTACATTTTTATCTACTGTCGGAAAATGTAAATAACACCTTTTTATGCTCAAAAAATTACGCTTCCGCAATTCCGAATCTTTTCCACGTTCCGGGTGATCCTGCTGTTATACACAACGATCCAGTATAACCGCCAGCTAAAGCGCCGCCACTAAATAAAATCCTGTCTCCTGCTTGCCATGTTCCGCTTGGTGGCGTTGTATCTGCTGATAAAAAACTTCTATTTGCTGTGAAAATTCCAATATAATTTTGGCTTACTTGGTCATATACTTTTTGAATTGGGATAATCCTTTGGCCAGAATATGCGGTTCCAGCGCTACCTTTATAAATGTTGTTGACAAAAACAGATGCTGTGTCGTAGTCACCGTCAGTTGCTAAAACATAAGCAATGCCACCTGTCACTACCTCTCTGACAGTACAATTCAACACTGAGATGTTAGTTCCAGCGGTTCCCACCACAATGCCTCTATTTTGAATATCTTCACTATAACTACCAGAAAAACAGTTTTGCACGGTGACATCAACTCCACCATCAACAATGATCCCGCACTTTGTCGTCCATGATGACCATATACCGTTCCTTTGTGCTTGTACTCCATCAATAATTATTGACCTGATATTTGCATTGTTTTTGATCGCAATTCCATCGCGTTGTGAGTAATAATAATTGCCTTTTTCTATTTTGATATTTGATGAGCTTTGATCTATATATAAACCATAATTATGATTGAAACAGTTAGCATCCTTAACATACACCCCGTTTACAAATTCTAAACGTATGCCATCCTCATTAGTATTTGCGCCAATACCTGCCGTGGTGAATTGTTCTAAAGTAATATCACCTTGCATAATGGTGTCGAATATAGGCGAATAACCACCACCAACTGCACCAGCAATATTGTCTGCATAAGTATCAATATATGCGCCAAACAGTCTGGAATTAGTACCTTGTACGTTTTTGATACTGTTACCACGACAAGCAAAAAACCTAACAGCACTTTGTGCAAATTCAAAACCTAAATCACCGCCAACATGGTTATAAATTGCATATGTTGTACCTGCTGTTTTGATGTTTTCAGCCTTGATTCCATAACAAGCGCTTAAACGTATCGCCCTAGTTCCTATATCAGGCGACGCAAGTGGAAACGACAAATTTCCTGTCGTTAGGTTTCTAATTATGATGTTATTCGGATGCGTTGTATAACATAATCCGGCATCATAATCCGTTCGAGTCTGAGGGATGTTGGATGACGACACAGTACCGACGTTGCCCCAGTCAAAATGAATACCGCTGCAAGTGCTTGAGTCTGGTATGTATATGTTTTCAAGAATACCATTGTGAATACCACCCATGCCTTGCAGAGCAGGACAGTTAGGGCGAGTTGTATGCAAGGTTATATTTTTAATAAACCAGTTATTTGCATATTGGTAATACCCTGGGTTTCCAGGTGTATAACCTTGGTTATTAGCCTCTCCTAATGATATAGCAGCATGCCAAAAATACTGGCTAGATGGAGAGCCTGTTGATATTGCGTAGATTGAACCGTTTTCTATTCCAGAATTTGTTCCTATTCTTACACCAGGTACATCACCACTTCCCAGCGTCATATTCCAGCAAGCACCGCACATATCAACTTTGACATTATTTTTAATCGCCGGGGCAGGACTCATTGCATAAGTTTTCCCATTTTCACAAAACAATTTTCCGCCACCTATAGACTCCAAATAATCAATAGCAGTCTGAATAGCCGAGTAATCGTTAGTTACGCCATTACCAACGGCACCAAAATCTTTTATTGACACAAACTGCGCTAATTTAACTTCAACATTTGTGGGTGAAGAATTAGGAAATGGCGGGTCGTATGCAATACCTTGAGAGTCAGGATTAATACCTGATGCGTCATTGAATGTATATATTAGTATCCCTTTTTTATCCTGCACCAAAATACTAAAATTAGGCGAATCTACATACACCTGAGCCGGTGTTCCAGAATTAGATATATAACCATTCAACGTGCGCAACGGTTGCGCTGCCGGTATCGTTAGATCACGGTCAAAATAGACTTGAAGCGGGTTTGTTTGTGGCGCTAGATAAGGCTGCCCTATCCAGACATAACCAGCATCTAAAGGCTGGCCGTCACTGTCTTGGAATACTGGGAAAGGTACTTGTACGGATAAGGGCATTATTGTTGCTCCTGAGTAGATACCGCTGTTAAACCTGATCTAATCCAGATCATTTGATCTTCTAACTTAATTGGCAAATTTGCAGCGCGCGCAAAGTTTTTGAATTGTTGAGATAGCACCAACTTGCGTAATTGTTGCTCACTAACTTTCGTTCCTTTAGTGGCGGCCTCTACTGCCAACTTTTGAAACTCTGGGCTTTTGAACAAATCAGATGCTTTTTGTACGGTTGCTGCGCCGCTATTAGTCATCCATTTCACAATGTCTGGCGCAATAAATCCACCGCCCGGCACTGTGCTTGCCACTCCAGTTGCGATACGTTGCGCCATTGCGCTTTCCATTACCTTGCCAGTGATTCCATTAACTGCATTTTCAGCAAGTATCTGGTTTGCTTTCCCGGTCTGTGGTATCCGAGCGCTGGCATCCGCTACACGTTTTGATAGCTCATAAAGTGCTTGAGATGTTTTTTCCCAATCCTTGCCCATTATTTTTGCAAACTGAGCATAAACTGGCGGATTGGCTCTCAATCCTCGATAAACCTTAACATATTCTGTCGGGCTGAAAGCCACTTCAGCACCAGCACGACCAGCCGCTCGGCCTTGAGTAACTGCGGCTAGTCCGGTAGCCAAAGTCTGGCGTTTGAGCTCATCAGGAACAGTATTCATCACTTTCATTAACTTATTAAACTGTGCAGAACTCCCGCCCTTACCTGCCGCGCCGCTAATAGATGAAACAATCAAATTACCGACGCTTCCGTCAATCTCTTTTCCAAATGCACCAATAATTCGATTTTCAAGCCCTTTTTGTTTTGCTGTGAGTAAGTTTGCTGCCTTGAGTTGTTTCGCTAAATCATCGCCGCCAATCACTGCAACATTGTCTAACTGGTCTTTAGCTAATGCCCCATATAATCTTTTGAGCGTAGCCGACGTCATGTCGCCATATTCAGACTGTAACCCGCCTATGGCCTTACCAATAGAGTCTTTTTCGCGCAACAAACGACCATAAGTGATATTGCCTTCATCTAGTATTTTGAAAAGATTTTTTTCTTGCGGTTTTAATCCGTTTTCCCCTACCTCGGATATTATTTCATCCAGAGACTGGCGCAAATTTGAAAGTTCAACAGTTGAGCTTTTTTGCATGGAATTATCAACCGCATCATATAATTGACGCGCTTCTTTGTTTAAGTCTGATCTTGTTGTTTTTAATGTATTAAGTATGTTTTCAGATACCGCACCTGTAGCTGGCCTTCCTTCAATAAAAGCCGCGTCGAATTGCTGTGATATTTCGTCGCCACGCGACATAAAGTTGCGCAGCGTTTTTTCCCATGCCGCCTCTGCTTCACCTCCAACCAGCGCCCTAGTTAAACCAACAGCGCTCCTAACTTGCGGATTATCTGCAAATACATCAATTGGCAAATCTATCCCTAACTGATCTGCCATTTGTTTTGCTTGCGGATTTATCTGTGATAATTCAGCAAGTTTTTCGCGCGCCGCCGTTGAGCCCGGCATGATTCCTGATGCTTTTTTTGCCAAACCCAGCACATCAACAGCACCGCGCATGTCTGTTTCTGGAATTGCGGCAACAGTCTCTGGAATTGCAGCACTAGGAACGGTTTTCGGTGCAACCGCAACAGGAGCAGTTTGGGTAGCCGCTTGTTGAGCAGGAACAGTCTCTGGTACTGCTGCCATTGGCGCGCCAGGTTGAGTTACAGGGCGCTGCCTTATTCTTTGCAGTGCCTGTCTTGCTATCGGCGTAGCCGCTTGTATTCCTTTTTGCAGCCCCAAACCAAAAGCGCCGCCAGCACCAGCCATGCCAACATCAGCAACATCAAACGTGCCACCAGTGCCAGCTTGCGTAGCTTCGATGGCTGCTTGAGTGCCTGCGCCAAAAGCAACAGCGCCAGGAATTGTTCTGCTTAATGCGGCCATAGGAGCGCGCGCTGGTGTGAATGCTGCAATGCCACCAAGCGCACGTGGGATGTCACCCATCGTGAAGCCTGGGGGTATGGCATATTCTTTTTGATCGACCGATGAGCGCATCAAGTAGTTTCCCTTGGCATCTTGACGAACTTGCACACCTGGAAAGTTTGCTTTTAGTATCTGAACGGTTTCTTTAGGATTCGACAACAACGTACCAAGCGCAGTCTTAAAGGATGCCACGCTCATTTGATTAAGCTCTGGCATTCCAGTCCATTCTGGCAGTGTTTGAGTTTCTGGCGTTGCTCTACGTGAGCCGGTAATCATTTCCCCAATTGATGCTATAAAACCGGGTTTTTGTTCTACTGGTTTTGTTATTGGCAAATCAGACTCAGGAACAGTCTGCCCTTTCAATTCATCCGGCAAATCAGATAATGGAACTGGCGTCATTTGTATACCCATCCACCATTTCTAAACACCATCGGTCGCCCTGATTTTGACACACCCTCTGCACCTTCACTTCCTGTTTTTGGTGCAAGCGGAACTGCTGGAGTTGCTGGCGGTATTTCTTCCGCTGTATAAAATATATTTGATGTATTTAACCCATAACCTTTTGCTATACGTTCAATTCCTTTTCTGACTTGTCCTTCTTGTTGTTGTGCTGTGCTATAAAGTTTATTTGCTTGTCCTTTGAATGATTTTCTTTGTGATTCTGAAAGTCTTTCGCCGCTCTTAACACGGTTATATAAATTACGCACTCGATCATCTACGCCAGCCGCATTTTGTGCGGTTGCAAATTCACCCTCACGAACAACAGAGCCAGGGTCTAGCATTTTCATGTAACCGAATATCAAAGACAAATCACCAACAGCACTATCCTCAGATGCCAATATGCGTGAATATGCAGATTTAACTTCTTGATAGCCTTTTGTTTGATCGCTGTATTCTTTTCTAAATTTTGTTTCTGCCTCAGGGCGTTTATCGGCAGGAATAATTCCTGATGATATTTGATCTGCCTCAGCTTGCGCGCGTGCCGCAGTCGCACCTGACGCTTTTGCCGCAGCATCTTGCGCTCGTCGCGCCGCTTTTGCTTGTTCTATTTGAGCTTCAGTTAATCCAATTTCTAATCCAAATTTATCCGGGGCATATTTTGCCTCTGCTTCTTTTGTGATTGCTTCAGCAGTCAATTTCCTAAGTTGAATAGGTGCTTCTTCGGCTTTTTGTTTTGTTTCTTGCGCTTTTGCGATATTGTCTAACGCTTCTTTAGCACCTGGTATAGGCGCAAGTAATAACGTGCCTACCTTGATAGCATCAGCCGGATTTTCACGCGTACGCGCTGCCAGTTGTTTGTAAAACTGTGCATTCTGTGGATTCTGTTCAGCCTCAGCGCGTTGTTCTAATAGCTCCGCTGCATATTCCGGTTTTCTTTCCAGCGCAGACATGACCTGCAAGCCAAAATTCAGACTGGCTTTGTTTTCAGACTCTGATATTTGCTTGACGTATGGTTCAAATGCTGCCTGTTGGTCTTTAGACAAAAAGCTCAGGAATGTGGAAGCATCCCGAATGGTAGGGTTGGGGTTAGTAAAAAAAGCCGTTCGTGCTTGATTGAATCGCTCTGCTTGTAACCTTTGCTGTTCTAGTTGCTGTTGTTGTTGTTGCGCCAATAGCTCGCGTTGTTGACGTGCTGCCTGTAATTCAGCAAGCGAAGCGCCAAACTTTACACCCTGCAAAGCAGACTCGAACGGGTCTTGTACCATGCTCCTGTAGTCATACGGTTGCATTTATAGACCTCCCCATCCGCCAGCCTCTGGAGCTGTCCAGTCAAACGTCGAAGGCGCGGGTTTGCTAAATGATTCAAACGGCGATTTTCCAGTCATACCATAGTAAGCACCGAATCCTTTACCAATCGTAGCGAATGGATTCGGCTGCGCCAAGGCTCCTCCTGCTAATGCCGCTCCTTGTTGCGCTAATAGGTTAGATACTTGAGTACCCATTGCCTGCCCAGCAGTACCTACTCCTACCGCTGATTGTTGGCCAAGTGAAGTAAGGCCGCCTAACCGTGCATATTGCCGATTTATTTCGTCCTGAAGCATGGCCGGCCTAAATTGAGCAAGTGCGCCTTGTATATTCCCGCCACGTAAACCGCCAGTCGCAGACGCTCTCTGTAGCATGGCTTCTTCGCCTTGCCTTACTTGAGCCTGGTATAGTGGTGAAGTTTCTAGTGCGGATATAGCGCGCTGTTGCGCATCAGAACCACCAAGGCCAAGCAAGGCTTGCTGTTGTTGTAAGGCAGGAGCGCCTGCCTCAACGTAAGGCTTTAGAAGTTCGCGGATAAAGTCAAATTGACGGCGCTGTTCGGCTATTCCTTGTTGAGATGCGCCAGCCTGTATATTTGCCGCATCCTCAGCCGAATCACCACCAATTAATTCGCTACCTATTCCTACAATTGCGCTTACCGGGTCAGGCATGGCTAAACTCCTTCAAATAATCTTCTAATTTTTCGCCATACATATTCATGACGTAATACGACAGGGTTTTGGCTTTTTCATGCCCATGGCAAAGCGTTACTACCATCATCACGACATCATAAAAACCTGCACGCCAAATAAACGAACGCGCATCAGCTTCGTTTTCTCTTTCGACATAATCTGAGGCTTGCCATTTCATGATGAGATTAGCCACCAAAGGCAATAACGATGAGGAATTGGCCTGAAAAAATGGATTAGAAAACATTCCTACCAGTGAATACCAGATTGCGTTGTCTAGATCTTGACGTTCAATCTGATCGCCATCCGCAACGTCATCCCAAACCTGAGTTACGTGCCAAAGCATACACAGCCAGTCAATGGCTGATTCTGGTAATAGTAGGTTTTTGAAATGTTGCTTGAGTATGCGCATATTATCCCCCGCGCTGCCGGTTGCGCATAACTCAGCGCTCACATTTTCGCAAGGTTTTACGCTTTCGTCAATCTTCATCATCTTCCCGCTCTTCCCACGCTTGGCATGATCTCAAGTCGTGGCAAATAAACTCGAACTTCTCGCAATAGCCTCTGAACCCTGCATTCACATCCCATTTATTTTGGGGTATGCGCTCCATCTTGACTTGGGTTATGGTGCTGTTGTCGTAATACTCGCAATTCGAGCATCGACGGCGACGCGCTTCTTTTTCGTCCACTTGCATGGCTTTTGCCAAACCAGACCAAAAGGATTTATTTGCTGTCGGGTCAATGCTTGGTTTTTCAGGTCCGAGCATCCAGTCGTCAATCACAATCTGAGTATTCTTTTTGTTTTCCGATGCGGTAATAAATTCCTCAGATTCAGGAAGTCCGCCCATTATGTTGAATTTAATCATAGCTTCCTCACGTGATTTCACGACCGCTTATACGAAGCGTCAGTGATGTTGCGTTGCTGGCGATAGTGCTTATAAATGCACTAGGGTCTAATGCTTGGCCAACTAGCTCAGGACATAGATAGGTTTCATCTGGTACTAAAGTCCGATTATCAATAATCAAATTGCTATTACTAGCACTACCGCCTGACTGCACCAGATTAACTGAAAACGTGCGATTAACGGTGTCCGTATTGGTTACTGTGGCTTTATCAATAATTGCTCGACAAGTCACCGCCGTATATTGAGTCGTTTGCGTCGCTTCCATTTGCTTAGGCGCGACTAATGTTTTCACTAAGACTGCCATTTAATCCCCCACTTTTGAAACCGTTAATATCACTGAAGGTATGGCAGGAACAACTGCTCCAGCCGCCTGAGCGGTAATCTGCACGGCTGTATCAGAAGCCGACCACATCAATTCTGAATAATCATTGGCTTTCAACTTATAGAAAAAATTCCACGCAGCAACCAGCTCCCCATCAGTGCTTTTTAGCCGTATTTGTGACGCGCTTTGAGCGACATTAACACCGTTGACTCTAAGCCAAATAAATGCAAGATGATTACCACCGTGTGTATTGTCAAATTGCGCTGAAAATTGTATGTTGTAAATTCCCTCAGTATCTACAATTACGCGCGAATTAGGTGAGCCAATATAAACACCAGACGATAAATCAGTCGTATTAAACGTCATCGCATAAGCGGTATTGATCAGAGCCGCTGTTTGTGTCGTGGTATCGTAAAAAGAACCATATCTGATGCGTTTATCAGGAACCGCGACAGGTTCCATGCTTAGGCCATCAACTTTAGTAGAAAGGTCACTAATCAAAGACAGAACCTGATTAGTTTTTGATTCCAACAATCCCAAACTTAGGTTTGTTTCTTCTTCAAATTTTGCGATTGTTGCAATAGCTTGCTGTGCTGTATTTAATGCAGAATCTGAGCCTAGATCTAAATTAGAAGTACTACCACCCGGCGCAATTTCTTCAACTGTATTAAACAATTGTTCGAACTGCTTAATCTGCTCTGGGTCTTTAAGAAAACTAGCCAGCTGATTACGGGTGAGTTTCAGATTCATATCAATACGCCAGCGGGGTGAGTTGCGCTTCTAATCGAAGAAAAGATAAATGCGCGTCAGAATCACCTCTAAATCTTTGAACACGCCAATTTCTCATATGTCCTTGCTGAAACCAACACAGTCTCTTATTTGTTCCAGTAGTTCCACAGTTTATAAATTTATCTTGGCTCCATGACTTGCCGTCTATAGAATAACTCGTGCTGATCTGTGGATTAGTGCCTAGCGCCACACTGCCAGTCAAAGCAATTAACTCTAACTGGTGAAATATACCGCCCCGGCTTTCGTTGTACATTATCGTCGTGCCAAATTCCCAGCGCACCTTTTGCCCCCAATTTGTCCCCACGTTATCCACAAGATAACCAACAGACGATGACTGAGGATCACCGACTAACCACTTATCGTATGCCCACACAAAATTTCTCGCGCGATACTGGCTAAATCCTGAAAGACTACTTGTCAGGGTAAACCAAACCTGCCCTAATTCAGCGGCTGCCGCGTCATAAACAACGGTTCTATCTGGCAGGTGAACATACAAATACTGATGATTCTTGTCGTTTCTGGTTTCAAGTTTGCACAATGATAGCTGACCTTCCGTATAAGTCAGCAACAGTTGATCTATTTCCTGAGTGCTAATCTTTTTGGTTTGTCCATTTGCTGCCAAATAAATACCTGGCGCTTCATTGCGTCCGCCACCTAAAAACGCCACTGCTTCGATATAAACGCAACAGGTATGAGTGCCAATGGAGCCTTTGGCTATGTGCGCACCTTCTATCCTAGAGAATGGGAAAAACTCACCACCAACGTTATCAAATACTTCTATGGTGTGACGGTTAAGTGCATATATTTCGTTTCTTAACTCTAGTAATGCTTTTACTGGGTCAGGGTCTAATTCAGACGAGCCATACTTCAAAGGATTTACTTGTGCTGGGTCGCTGAGTTCCGTTACCACTAAATTAGCGCCGTCCGTGGTCATGAAGTAACCATCAATCCAGCACACATCTAAAACTGTGCCCAAGTCTGAGTCAGTCACTTGGCTTAATACTGAGCCATTCCAATAGAAAAGATTTCCACCGGATGCTATAGCTAGTCTGTCAAAACTATAATCCATTGAGACCAGTTCACTACCGCCCACATCGCCAAGGGTTGTGACCGTTCCATCACTGTCCACTCTTACTAACTTCGTTCCCATGACGCGATAACAAACGCCATTCCACTCTATCCCTCCACGATCTATGCCAGATCCTGTTCCATTGCTTACGATACCTTCAGCAGGTTTTAGAAAGCCAGCGCTTATGCCTGTTTTTGCAGGAACAGGAATAAGATTGACCGGGTACGATGTGCGTAACTCAGGTGTGTTGTCAGTGTAGATACCGTTTAGAATAGGTATTTGCATGACTTACCATTCAGTCGCGCCAACACGAGCAAGACGAGCATCCTTCATGCCGACACTACCTTCATTACAGCAAAACGTATGACAATTGCCTCAGATAATGAACCAGCAGTGCCGTTGCGCACACTAATCAAGGTTGAACCAGCGCCACATTGCGGATTAAACGTATATGCTCCCGCCGTCCCTCCAGAAATATGGTTCAGTATCAAAATATCCCCAGCCTCAATAGTTGAGTTTGTCAGAGTGAAAGATACTGTGGTGTTAGCTGCCAATGCAGCGCCGTCCATAGTAATGGAGCCGCATTGCTTGTTTAAGGTTACAGCCGTGGCCTTACCAGATCCAGCGCCTTGAGTAACTGTCCCACCAGCTCCAGTGTCATAGCCTTGCTTCCCTGTGCCATTGACTAGTTGGCTTCCAGAAGTGGCCAGACTTGTTCCGGTAGCGACACCCAATACAGGAGTCACTAGAGTGGGCGATGTAGCAAACACCAGCGCGCCACTTCCAGTATCACCAGTGACAGCCGTTGCGAGGTTTGCCGATGTCGGATTTGTTAGGAAGTCTTGAATAGCCGCGCTATATGGCGCAGAGTCAGTCGTTAGCGCATACCAAGAGTTTGTGGCTTGATAAAATCTTAAGCGTACTGCAGCGCCTGCGCGAAGGGTAGTCACAGAACCATTAACAGCCGTTGCGCCATTCAATGAAAAGGAAAATGAAGTAATGGCTTGCGTTGTCGTCACCAATACCTCAGTGCCATCAGCCGTTACTGTATTCAGCGGTAAGGTAATCGAACCACTAGCCAAAGTTCCAGCAGGCTGTAGCAGAATCCATTGTTGTTGAGACACAGGAGACGGCACCGGAATACTGAAGCCAGTAGTTGGCACATACAAATTCACCGCCATCGTTGGGCTGGCAAAGTTTTGCTGAAAGTAGGCAAGCAACGATGAAACCGGCAAGCGTCTAGCATCGCCATTATTCGGACTATAAACAGGTATTTGATCGCCAGATGATGCACTGTCTAGCAGGGGAAGTTGATTGATTGCCGCCATAATGTCCTCAGTATTCTAAATAGCCGTCTTGGCCTGTCTGTATCTTGTCTTCGTGCGCTTCCAGGAATGGAAAATCAATGCCGCCCCATGTTCTATTTCCAGCGCCGCTAGGCATCATGCCGCTAATCTGTTGTTCAGCAGGCATTACAGCTCGACCTAATAACGTTGTGTACCCACTTCGTGCGCTTGCCTTTGTGTCAGAAGATACAATTCGCCCATACCCCGGAGCTATCTTAATTGCTAGATTAGTGATGATCGCTTCATTAGCAACATCGGGAACTTGGCTTTCTTCATCCAAGTCGCTAGATTGTGGACTAGATGGTATTGGATAGCCTACTCTAATACCCTTGCCGTTCCAATAGGCCATCATGGTATCTAAGCGCCTTAATGCTGACTGCAATTGCTCTGGCTGTAAATCAAAAACGTAGTTGGCCATGCCTATTTCACCAAAGGCGGCCTCAACAAATTGGCGCTTGGTGTAGCCCATTAAATACCAGCCTCGCCCGGTTCAATGCGCAAACTAGGAGTTCCAACTGTGGCAATATGAGCCACTGTATCGTGATCCATGTTTTTTTGAATCACAATAACTTGGCCTGGTCTCAACATTACATCAGCGGTAGTCGCCGTGCTTGCACCCACAGAAGTCCGAACGTGAATAGTGTTTGTGCTGTCTAGGTTTTGTAAACGTAAACATTTATTACCAGCGCCAATCGTTACCGTTCCCGAAGTAACCGAAGTCGATACCGTTTGACCAGCGCCATAACTTGCCATGAATGGACCGATAATCATGATTTCCCCTTGATAGCCTCTTCAATTGCAGACATTAGCTTCTTATCTGACCAGCGCCCATCTACTTTGATTCCTAACTCATCAGCCTTTTGAAGCATTTCATCACGAGTTGGTTGATCGTTAATTAGTGCGTTTGTTTCTTCTTTTAGGCCTTCGTTTAGACCAAGTGCTGTCAAAAAATCAACGTCCCAGCCGTTTGCTTTTTCGGCTTCATAATCTTCCGGGTCTATTACTTTGCTGTCATAAGTCAGACCAGCTGGGGCAAAATGCGCACCGCCTTTTTTGTAAACGATAAAATCGCTCATTTCATTTTCTTTCCGGCTTTCTTAGCCGCTTTGCGCGCAGTCGATAAAGCAATAGCTACCGCTTGCTTTTGTGGCTTGCCTGCTTTCATTTCGGCTGTAATGTTCTTGCTGACCGTCTTTTGACTGTAACCTTGCTTGAGTGGCATAAATCCTCCTAAAAGATGGGAGGCCGAAGCCTCCCATTTATTACGCGATACGGTACGTCACAAAGGTATCAGCAGCCGTTTTCCGGGTACGGAAGCGAGCCGCGTTACCAGACGCAGCACCAGTGGCAGCGCCACCAACAATCGTATGACCAGTATTAGCTGTCACGGTCAAAGCGAAAGCCGCCAGTGTTATCAGAGTCCAGTCCACCGAATCGTTTACCAAAAATTCAGAGGCTAGGTCTAAGTTAGCACCAGTAGGCAGTTGGATGTTGCGTCCTGCCGTCGGAGTTGCTGTAACGATACCAGACAATAAGTCAGCGGCAGAAAATGCCATTGAACCACCATCAGCAATAACGACTGGCGTTACTTGTTGCTGTACATTAAGACGCCCTTGGGTAACAACAGGGGCAGTGCCAACTTCATAATACACAGGCTGACCACCAGTGGATTCAATAACGATGGTCGCGCCAGACGCATAAGCGCCGAATACGGTTTGACCGTTCGTTACCGTACCCAGCAAAGTGGTCTGGTCGGGATAGTTGGGAAAGCCAAGACGGCGCGAAACTTGCGCTTGGCCTTGGGTATAAACGGCAATGCTCTCGGTCGCCGGAACCGTTACGGTAACAATACCGTTTGGAGCTAAGATATTAGACATGGTTTAATCCTCTCTATTACGTTTGCGAGAACATGATAATGCCGGTCATTTCTGGATGTTTATTGACCACGCCATACAAAGTATCGACACGATATTTAGTCTTCATCGTATTGATGTCGTATTGTTTGGTCATCACCAACTCAATGCCTTGATCTGTAGAAGCACGCATTACAGCAGCACCAGCATCGGCAGGCACAGCATAACGACCTGGCAGAATTTCCAGAGCATCTTTTTGCCAGAACGGGTTCATATTACCAGCAGCGGTATTCAAGAAAACGATAGGCGCGGTACTTGCGGTAGCTGATACAACGACGTTTTGATACTGAGCCTCAGCATCGGAGCCGCCTTGGTTAGAGATGATTGGAGGGCTAACAACCATCTGAGTGCTATTCAGCACGCTAATAACGCGGAAAGTTTTCAGGGTTCCGGTGTTGGCTTTGGTAATGTGATGAGCAGCAAACACGTTGGCAATAGTAAACGCATCACCAGCCGCCACGTTAGTGGTAGAGGAAATGGTAATGGTCTGGAAACGGTTATCGACGTTTGCAGTTTCGCCAGTGGTTGCTACGCTAGTAGCACGGGGCACATAGAAGTTATTTGCTGATGCACGGGTATCAACCGTCAAACCAGCCCCACCCAATTGAGCCGCTTTACGAAGTGCGTAGTCAAGTTTGAAGGTTTCAAACGAAGCTACACGGCCAACATAAGCGCGACGGTAGGCGGTATCGGTCACTTCATTACCAAACGAACGGGAAGCCTTAGACAAATCAGAAGCCATGCCGTTGTAGTCACGGGTTGACAATGCCAGATAACGATCTTCAAACATAATGCCGCGTTCGTTCATTACCGCTTCGATTTCAGCCACATCATCAAAACCAGAGGCAGCACCAGTACGCTTAACAAACAAAGTGCCTTGAAGGGCAGCAACGTTCATAATGGCGACGTTAATATCTGATGCAAGTTTCTGTTTAGCTGCATCGCCCAGACGACCTTCTTGCAAGCTATCACGTAGCTCGGTAGCAGTCATAACCCAAGGAACTGAACGACCGAAGCCAATAGTGGCGGGCACACTCAATTGAGTGTAGTCGTCGAAGTTTGCAGTCATGTCAGTGCCAGAATACGAAGTGGCAATGTACGGCTGGGGACGCCAAATAATGTTATTGGTGCGCTCCATCATGCTTTGATCGGTGTTGTAAATGTTTACATTGCGCGACAACACCAGTGCGTCTTGGAAACCTTCGAGAAGGTTCTCAAACGCTACGCGCTCTTCTTTCGAGAAACTATTTGCCATGATTGGCTCCTAAAAAATGAGTGACTATTGCGGATAATCCGCGCCTGTTTACTCACCAATAGAGCCGGTGGCCGCTAAACTGTCTGCCATTTATGGCTGGCGATACCTTTTCCTGATTGTAAAACTACGTCAATCTTTTTGCAAGCCTGTAGTGACAGACTGCTACGCAGACTGACACTCAGGCCAAATGGCGCATCACTACGTCATGCGCTTTTCTTTTTTAACTGTGCTTTGTACCGCATAACTTTGGTTAAATCACCAGTTCTCGCCGCTTCCTCACGAAGGCGATCAAGTGTTGAATCTACCGAGCCGGAAACCCGGCCAGTTCCTTGAACAGTTCGCTCAGGTGGGGGTATTGTTTTTTTGTTGACCACTTTTAATTCCTTTTCAAGTTTGGCAATGGCAAAAGCAAATTTAACCGGGTCACTTATCCTACTTAATTCCTGCGCTTTTTTCGGATTCTTGCCCAAAGCATAAACCACTAGAGCAGGATTATCCGCGCCCTGAATAATCACGCCTTGTTGCGTAACATTGAATAATTCCTGAGCCATGAACTCAGCATCATCATAATCTTTGACTTTTAGCTCGTTCTTGGCTTTAGTGTATGAATCCAGCTTGTTTTGCCAGTCCCTTACTTGATTATCTTCGGACTGCCTGATTTTTTCCTGTTCGATGTCGTGAATTCGTTTCTTTTCGTACCATTTGTCGAGTTCAGCATCAAACTTCTCAGCATCGTAGTCAAAGTCCTCAAGTTTTGGCTTTTGTGCCAGCTTTACTTTTGGCGCGGATTGATTGATCTGTGACTCTAGCTCACGGATGCGACGCTCTTTCTCTCTGTTTGCCTTGCGCAGCTCACGAACCCAGTCAGGCGCTCTTGCTTCCTCTTCTTGAGGCGCTTCGTCACCAATTGTAATTGTGACTTCCTCTGTTGGTTCCTCTTGCTGTTCTTCGGCTTGCTCTTCCTGCGCTTCTTCTATCTGCGCCTCTTCTTGCTCAGTCTCTTGCTGGATTTCTTGCTCGACTTCCATAATTTCCTCTATTCTCACTCATAGGCTGAGTGGTTGCCGTTAGTGAACCGTTATCCCAATAGTGCTCAACAAAACACGCGTTTCATATTCCTCAAGTTGTAAGTATGCCTCGATAATTTCCACCTCCTCTTGCAAGATTGATTTTAATTCAGCCGCTGCAAGTGTCAATTCTTTTTCTTTTTCAGCCTGTATAGAGTCAGTTACCTTGCGTTCTATTTGAATAGCCTCAAGTTTTGCTAGTTCACGCTGTAAGCTTTCAAGCTGTTTAATTTCCCCAGAATAGTCGGCAAGTTTGCGAATAATGCGCTTTGCCTGTGGGCGCTCAGACTTCGCCATCGTTTCGGCAATGTCTCGCATATCCTGAGCTTCAATCCTGCGTAGAGAATCTTCGAGAATCTCGCGTTCGCGTCCCCATCCTTTTTTACGCTTGGCTGTTCCTGATCCACTAATAATAATAGGATAATAAATTAACTGCGCATTATTTCCATTATATGAATAGACACCACTTTCAGCATTGATCGTGTAAGCGCCTGAAAAGGGGACATAAGTTAAATTAACATTATTCCCGCTGTAACCGTATATGCCGCCATCAGCAGTAAGCAGTCGGCTATAAAGCAGGTTCGCATTGTCGCCGCTATATGTATAAGTGCCGCCATCCGCTGTTAATGTATAAGAACCAACAGGCGTGTAAATTAAACTAGCGTTATTCCCGCTATATGTGTAAGTACCACCCTCGGCAGTTAGCAAAAGGTTATAAAGCAGGTTGGCATTATTGCCAGAATAATTGTATGTACCGCCGTCGGCAACTAGAGTATAAGCCCCGCCTGCCGCTGCTTGGTTAAAAAGAAGCAGCAGTGACATGGCTTACAGCGTCAATAGTTGATTCAGCGTTTCCTGAGTGGCCGCAATATCAGCATCAATTCTTTCAACCTGCTTAATATCGCCCAAACTGACGGCAGATGCGCGAAGTTGTGAAAGATACACAAGTCTTGCTTTGCACATATTGATGAGGTCATTGATTGTCATATTAAACTACCTGTTGTCTGAGCATTACGGTGGAAGTGTTAAGAATCATATAAACGTAGCGAATTTCAGTAGCCCCATCAAAATAAGTCACGTCGAACGCTGTATCACCAATAAGTGCCGCGCCGTTTGGAAACAACATGGTATTCCACCCTTCCATTGAGCTGGTGGCGAAATTATAACGGAACCAGCGGCCAGTCGCTTCTTTTTGGATATAGAGGAAATCCTCCATATACGAATACTTTGTGCCAGTGGTGAATGTTTCCGTTGCAGGAGAATAAGTCACGCCACTAACCCATGTATTCGCTGCGATGTCATAGTAATCCAGCACCGCACCAGCAGCACCACGGAATGAATAGATGCGGCGGCCATTCAATATGGCATTCTCACCAGTCCAATCGCTTTCCTTGACATCCCAAACCCAGTGGGCAGACATCCCAGTGCCGGGCGCAGCGGCTCTTGCAGCGGTAGGGGTAAGCGTAGCCCATGTGTTTGTGCTGATTGTATAGCGATAAAGCGTGACCGCGTTATTGCCCATGTAATAAAGGAAATCGTCATTGCCTTCGATTGAATAGGTCGAAGTTACATCTGGCTGCGTAGTCCATGCAGTGCCTACAGTAATGACGGTTGCAGTATTGCTCGCAATCGTGCGAATTTGCCCGGCTCCCGTGCCACCCGTGATGCGTATTTGGTAGTTTGTCCACTGGTTAACTGTCCAGTTATTAGTGCTGTTAGTAAGTGTCGAAGCACCGCCAGCCGTTGCCGTGCCGGTGGCAAACGATAGAAACCCAGAATCCATCCATGACGGCGTAGAAATCAGCTTGCCATCCGTTGCAAGCGATGCCGGAAGTCCGGTCTGCGATAGCGTTGTCCATGTGTTCGTGGCGAGGTCATACTTGCGGAATGAGGCCGCCGCCAGCGTACCCGCGCCAACCACATACCAGCAAGGCGTCATAAGGCGGTAGGTGGTAGATGCGGAAAACGCGGAAGCCTGAGTTGCCACAGTAATCGTGGCATTCGTACCAATAGTATTACTGACAATCGTCAACGTAACGCCAGCATTCGGACCACCCGTGATATGGACGCTATAGCCGCGCAAGTCGCGCGCAAGCGTTTGGTTTGTGACAATCGTCGAGGTCGTCCCGCCTGTTGCGGTAAGCTGTGCCGCACCAACTGCCGTACCCACGCTGAACCCAGACGCAACCCCAGCAGCACCAGCGCCAAAAGTACCAGCCAAACCTGGCGAAGGCGTTGCAACCCATCCATCCTCAGATGGCAGATAAAGCCATGCCGTAGTGTTTGCCGTCACATAAAGCTGCTGTTGCCTGTAATGGCGGCTTGATGCAATAAACGCACCTGCCACTGTTGCTGTGGGCGCTGGCGTGCAAAATTCCCAGCGTTTAAGGTCAAGAATTTTTCTGTTTCCGTTTGTTGTTGGCATTTTTTAACTCACTGAAATGTTGCGACGAAGAGCATCCGCACCCAAACGCATAAGGGCAGGGATTTGGTCGTTAGCGGCAAAACCGCCAATCTGTGTCTGGTTGGTAAGAGTCGAAACGGTGCTTACCGTCGTGACGCCTGTTACAGTCGAAACAGTTCCTACCGTTGTAATCGTGGCAAGCGTGAGACCAGCTGTGATTGAATCAATCGCCACCCGCATCCTTGCTGCCGTGTCTGGCTGCATCAGGCCAATGGTGCGCGTGAGTGCTTGAATTGCACAGCGCACCGCTTCCAATGCTTCGATTGCTTCGCCGTAAAGAGCAGCAGGCAAGGGGTTGGCTTGTGTGCCAATGGGTGTTGTGCTGTTCTCCGTAGCGTCAACCAGCTTCATCATCTGGTATTGTATGCCGTCAATATCGTCCGTGGCAATTTGTTCGCCCGTACCCGGTAATGTTACGTCATTAGCCATTTTTTACCCTACGATAAAGTAATTGCAGCGCCAGTTAAGTCAACAGTAAATGTTTCACCGTTTGCCATGGTTATGCTTGAACCATAATCCCACCATGAAACCACTGGGTCGAGCGGTGAAGTAAGCGTGTTGTCATAAAGGACAGCATAACGAAACGAAGGTACAGAGCCTGAAGCTGTCAGAGTCAAGTCTTGAAACACAAGCGTATAAACGCCTCCAGTTTGCGAAGAGCTTGTCGTAGTGATGTTTCGGCTGGTTAGGTTCGTGTAGCTGATTTCCGTTATATCAGCCAATACGCTGTTTGCCGCTACGGGCGCGGTGTTTGTCAAAGCAATAGTGAACTGGTCAGTGTCAAGGTTAGCCACTGTCACCATGTTTTTAGCCCAGGCGTGAAATTTATTCCA